AGAGGCGAATTTTCTCTTTTTTTTCCAAGACTTTTTTGGAAAAGTTAAAAATGGACATTTATTTTTGTCCATTTTTCGAAAAAGTCGAATCTTCCCGGCCGAAAAAATATTCGCCACTGCATATTGAAAAATTATGGTCTCGCACATAAAAAAAAATTTTTACTTTGTTACGATAAAAATTTTTATATTTTTTAAGAAAAACAGTTTAGGAGTTTTTTTTGTCAACATATATATATTGACAAATGTTGACAATTTTTACTCAAAAAAACTCATCAATTTTTGAATGTATTGCGTGTGACTTTAAATGCTGTAATAAAAATGATTATAACAGACATTTTTTAACTCGAAAACATAAAATGTTGACAAATGTTGACAAAGAAAACTTCGAAAACGTTTCAAAAATTGAATGTGAATGTGGTAAGGAATATAAACATCGTCAAAGTCTATCCATACACAAAAAAAAATGTACATTTATAAAAGATATTTCTACCGAAGAAAAAGAAACAAACGATCCTTCTGACAAACAACTTATTATGATGGTAGTAAAACAAAACGCCGAGTTAATTAAAGATAATAATGAGTTAAGAAATATGATGAAGAAGGTTCTTGAAAGTGGGACAAACAATATAACAACAAATAATACTACTACTAATACAAACTCACATAACAAAGCATTCAACTTGAATTTCTTTTTGAACGAAACATGTAAAGATGCAATGAACATTACAGATTTTGTCGATTCAATAAAACTGCAATTGTCTGACTTGGAAGGCGTTGGAGAGTTAGGATATATTGAAGGTATATCCAATATAATTGTTAAGAACCTTAGAGCATTAGATATTGAAAAAAGACCAGTACATTGTACTGATAAAAAAAGAGAAGTTTTATATATTAAAGATGAAAATAAATGGGAAAAAGAAGATGATGAAAAGAAAAAGTTAAGAAAAGCAATAAAAAGAGTAGCTTCTAAGAATCAAAGACTAATACCAAAATTTAAAGAAGCTCACCCCGATTGTATTAAAGCTGTTTCAAAATTCTCAGATCAATACAATAAAATGATTATTGAGTCAATGGGAGGTTCAGGAGATAATGACATTGAAAAAGAAGATAAAATTATTCGTAACATATTAAAGGCTACAACAATTACCAAAAATGAAGAAAAATCTTAAAAAGGTTTGGATCAACCTTTTCTAAAGGTTGAAGATACTACATAATGTAGGGAAAATCTGGACTTTTCAGAAAAAGTGCCAAAAAACAGGTCCTACACATGTAGAGGTGAATTTTCTCTTTTTTTTCCAAGACTTTTTTGGAAAAGTTAAAAATGGACATTTATTTTTGTCCATTTTTCGAAAAAGTCGAATCTTCCCGGCCGAAAAAATTTCCGCCACTGCATATTGAAAAATTATGGTCTAAAACCAAAATATTTTTTTTTAATTTGTTACGATAAATTTTTTTTATATTTTTAAAAAAAGTATTTAGACATTTTTTTATGTCATCATTTAATAATGACAAATGATGACGCAAAAATGTCCAAAAAAAAACCTGAAAATTCCTGTAAATTTTGTGACTTTAAATGCTTTGGTAGATCTAATATGTCAACACATAAATTGTTATGTAAGCCAAAAAATGATGACAAAATGATGACAAATGATGACGCAGAAAAAAATGTCCAAGAAATGTCTGACGATAAGCTTTTTAGTTGTGAATGTGGAAAACACTACAAATATCGTCAGGGATTATTTGTTCATAAAAAAAAATGTCTATACGAAGAAAATATGGAAAAAAATGAAGGAGCTGAGGATGATCTATATAATGAAAAACAAATTATTCTTACCCTTTTACAGCAGAATAATCAACTTCAAAACCAAATTATTGAGCTATGTAAGGAAAAAACAATTACAAATATAAATAATACAAATTCAATTAATTCGCATAATAAATCATTTAATTTAAATTTCTTTTTAAATGAAACATGTAAAGATGCTATGAATATTATGGATTTTGTTGACTCCATTAAGCTACAATTATCAGATTTAGAAAAAGTAGGTGAAATAGGATATGTAGATGGTATTTCAAATATAATAACATCAAATTTAAAAGCTTTAGATATTACTCAAAGGCCTATTCATTGTACAGATAAAAAGAGAGATGTTTTATATGTAAAAGATCAAAATAAATGGGAAAAGGAAGATGATGAAAAGAATAAATTAAGAAAGGCAATTAAAAGAGTAGCATGTAAAAATCAGAGGTTAATACCAAAATTTAAAGAAGCACATCCAGACTGTATTAAAGCAGCATCTAGGTTCTCAGATCAGTATAATAAAATGATTATAGAGTCAATGGGTGGTTCAGGAGATAATGATTTGGAAAAAGAAGATAAAATAATAAAAAAAATATCAAAGGAAGTATTAATAAATAAAAATTTAGAAATCGAATAAAAATGTATTAAATTAAAAACAAAAATATTTAATACTTATAAAAGGTATAATGTCAAAAGAAATCATTAGTGAGATAGCAAATAGAGATGCTTTTTTTACACTTTTAAGTCATAATCCAGGACTAATTGTATTAAAATTGGGAGCAGAATGGTGCGGACCTTGTAAGACTATTAAGCCAGCAGTTTACGGTTTTTTTGCTTCATCGCCTCCAGCAGTAGTATGCGCTGATATAGACGTAGATAAGTCATTTGATTTTTATTCTTTTTTAAAATCAAAGAAGATGGTAAATGGTATTCCAGCATTGCTATGTTATAAAAAAGGAAATAAAACATATATTCCAGATGATATGATTACTGGATCAGACTCAGGTCAATTACATCAATTTTTTGTAAGATGCGGAAAGCATTTGATGGATGCTTTGACGAGTAATGCGGTGCGAGTTTAAGGCAGTAGTCTACGGGTTTAAGGCATTCGCCTACGGCTTTAAGGCAGTCGCCTACGGCTTTAAGTAGGATATAATATATTATAATTAATGGACTTAAAGAGAATTTAATCCTTTTCTCTCTAAGAATAAAATATAATAATATATTATATGAAATCAAATAATCTAACCAATTTATTTATACTTTTTTTTATTCTTATTGTTTTAGGTTTCTTATATAAAAGTTTTTCCGATAAAGTTTCGAGAGAAGAAACTAAAGATACTTATGAATCTATTCAAAAATATTTGTTAGATGATGTAACTTTAGGTAAGAGTAAAAAACCTATATTATGGATACATGTTCCCTATGAATATAATTCGCGACATTGGTTGAGTTTTGGGTCACGAAGCTCTTTTGATTTAAATCAGCCTTATTTATATTTAACAGTGCGAAGTATTATTAAACAGTGCGATAAATCTTTTACTATTTGTATTATAGATGATAATTCCTTTAAGAAATTGATACCTGATTGGAATATTAATATGACCAATATTTCTGATCCTATTCTCTCTAATATGAGAATGTTAGCTTTATCCAAGCTTTTATATATTTATGGTGGATTGATTTGTCCGATCTCTTTTGTTTGTGTTAAGGATTTAATTGGTCTCTATAATAAAGGAACTCGTGGTGATAAAATGTTTGTTTGCGAAACAGTTAATCGTAATTACACGTCACAAGATCTCGATTTTTATCCTAATTTTTCATTTTGTGGTGCTCCTAGAGAGAGTGATACTGCTCTCGAATTATGCGAATTTATTCAGCGAACAATTTCACATGATTATACAGCAGATACTAAATTTTTAGGTGAAATTGATAAATGGTTTAGTGAACGTATTTCTAAAAAGCAGGTCAATTTAATTGATGGTGTTGAAATTGGAACAAAATCAATCGATGATAAGCAAATTTTGATTGACAATTTGATGTCTAATCATTATTTAGATTTATATCAGGGAACTTACGGTATTTTAATACCGGCAGATGAGGTATTAAGCCGTAGAAATTATGAATGGTTTGCTAGATTATCTGAGAAACAAGTACTTGAGTCAGATACAATTATTGGTAATTACTTGCTTCTCTCTGTTGCTCCAGGACAACAAGGTGTTTTAGAACCATTAACGCCTATTGTTAACAAGGAAATCACAAATAAATTTGTCGGATTTTGGAAAACACCTGATTATCCAGGTTTATGGGGTCTTAAGCCAAATTTTTTAGGTGATAACTTATATAAGGCTGCATATACAGGCAGATAAAATCCACTTTTAAAAAAGTGGAGAAAAAGTATTTTAAAAATTAAATATAAAAATATATTTAATTTTTTAATTTTTAATAAAATATTTTTTGGCTACACATTCTTTACACCTTTTCTCATTTAAAATGCTAGAAAATATATATTATTTTATATTTCTATTCGTCATCAGTTTCGTCACTCTCATATATAGCCAAATAACGTCTCAATGAGACCTCTAATTTTGTTTCTAATTTTTCTAAAAAGAAATCACTATTTTCATACTTTTTAAGTAAACATTCTTTTTCTGCTTTTTTACAATTATCTAACTCAAACTGAATATAATACAAAAATTCTTTTAAATATGTTGGAAATTTACATGCTATTATTTTTTTTTCGTGATCATTAAGTTTCTCTTCCAAAAATTTAATAAATTTAGAGGGCTTTTTATCATCTTCTGGGCAATATAATCTCCAATAGCTATAAAAATAATAAACCATATTATTCTCTAACTTATATTTTTCCATAACATTCAAATAAATCGTATTTTTAATAATATGTATATTCTCTCCAATTAAATTACCCCAGTCAATATAATATGGTTCATTTTTATCTAATGTAAAAATGCAACTAATTACTTTTTTACCATAAAATCTTTTATAATTTTCTGATATAGTATCTTGATTTCCTATTTTTTTTACATTTTGTATTAAATATGTGTCAAATATACTGGACATTAATATTTCATTATAATTTAATGAATTAAATTGTGGTTTTATATAACCAATTACTACATTCTCATCATCGTAACCAATTAAACCAAACTTTTTAGAAATTTTAAAAGAATCATTACCTTCAAGATATATTGTCTGATTCATCAACCAATTTATTTTTGGAAATTTATTATGAAATAGTGTCATTACATTTTTAACATCTTGAGTTTTTTCAAAATGTTTTATTAAATATAGTTTCATATCATCTATTTTTTTATTCTTTCTTTCTATACATTTTTTATTAAAATATTTTTTACATAAGCAATGTTCATGACCAATATTATTATTAAAACTATCATTATAAATATCAATAATATTATATATATCATTTATGTTAATATCTGATTTTTCCTTTTGATGTATAATTTGTATCATATAATTCAAAATAATACATTCAATAGGACACAATATAAAAGTGCTAGGAGATTTTAAAAAAACTTTAATTTTATCTCTCACAATTTTACAAACTTCAAAAATAATATTAAAATACATTACATAATCTTTTCCTTTATTTGAAATTTTAATAATGGGTATTTCTTTATCTGATTTTAATAATATATAATATCCTTTCATATCATTTGTAGGTGTAATATCTGATTCACTTATTTTATGTAATATAGCTTTTATCTGTTTTTTAATTTCAGAATCAGGATTTACCATTTCTTTATTAACAATTTCCAATAATATTGTAACAAATAATGAAGAGTATCTAATTATATGATTACCCATATCCACTATTTTTTTTTCATCTTTCTTTTCTTCTTTATAATGTTCTAATTCTGTATTTTGAATTATGGTTTCATAAAATTGTTCAAAACTTTGATTCATAGCAGTACTAATAATATCATTATATTTAATATAATTAGTTATTGTAATGTTTGGTTTATTATCTTGACAAATATTTTCCCCATTTGTATTCCTATATATATTTATTCTTCTTGCTATATCATCATTATTATTTTCATAACGAATATACATCTTCTCTTTCATGCGCGTTATAGCGACATTCAGCAAAGAATCATATACCAAACTATCATTAGTACCACTAAATTTTTTAATTGCGCTTTCTGTAAATCCTATCAAAAATACGACATTTCGCCCATCACCTTTTGAAGAATGGTCTGAAACAATACGCGTTGATTTTTCGGATTCAGATAAATCAATTGAAGATCCTTCTTCCGATTTATGAAATATAGCATACCTATAATAGTCATCTATGTTAGCCGCATTATTCCATTTTTTTATATATTCTGGTTCATTTGTGAATTTTTTTTCCCAAAAAATATTTATTGCTAATAGTAATGCGTCTGCTAATGGATTTTTTATTGTAAAAGGTGTAACAATTAAAAAATCTTCTGGAAAACAATTATTGATATTAACTTCTTCTTCATATTGATACATTATTTTATTTACTTCATCTACAATAATTTCAGCATTTTTTTCATTACTACTGATAGTATCTATGCGTTTTCCAGTAAAAAACACTAATGGTTCATAATAAGGGCCATCATATTCTTTATAAGGTGTTACCTGAGGTAGCCCATATTTTTCAAACGGAATCATATAATTTACAAATTCTATGAGTTTTGGATGAATAAATCTTCTGCAAATATTGGAAGGGTTTATTTTAATAATGTTAATAGATGGGAACTCATTTTCCATAAAAAAGGTAAACGCATTTCTCTCATTACTTATACTTTGTAACATATCTCCAACAATATAAACATCAATATGTTTATTCAACATTATTTGGATAATTGCCTTAGCATAATGTTCTGGAGGGTCTTGAAATTCATCTATGACCACGAGTGTTTCTTTGTTCAATTTTGGATTTACACCTGCAAATTGAATAGTTCCACATTTCTTGCTCTCAATGTAGCCCTCCATAATCGTGTAAATTAAACCTTCAAATTTATCATAATAATTGTTTTCTTTATTACCAATAGAATATGTAAAAGAATCAATAGTTGCAATTATAACTTGACATCTCTTTCCCGATTTTTCATTAAAATATTTTATAATGTATTTTTTATTAGCATCTATAATTTCAATATTTTTTAAATATTGAAAATTTTGTCGTTGACTTTCAAACTCTGTCTTAATAATATGTTTCGCAGAGTGTTGTTTTGTTATATAAATAAAATTTATATAATTCGCTTTATCATCATCTTCTAACATTTTAATAATACCGTAGGTTTTGCCATTCCCTGCGCCCTGCTGTCTAATAAACAGATTGCATTGCGTAGGTGGATCATTTTTCCAAATATCAATACCATTTTTTAACGATTCAATAAATTCTTCTTTTGTTTTTCCATTTTCAACATCAATCATATGGCTTTTTATATTCTTTGGATAAACCTTATATATGATAGAATTAATATCTATATAAATGTATTCGTAACTCATAAAGCTTTCATATTTCCAATGATCTGCTTTAAATTCAAGATAAACACGATTAGAATATTCCAATACTTTTACGTCAATCGAATTGTCGCCATGTACTAACCAAAATATTTCTATATTATGTAATTGATAATCCTGCTTTCTGTTATCAATTTCATCCCTTTCATATCTACTATGCTGAATTTCTAATATTTGTTTACCATTTAATTGAACATCCGCATATCTATCTTTAATTTGTGTTGATTTTTTTGGAAATAATATTTCTGTATTAGGAAAATAACTTTGCCATTCACTATGCCATTCAGTCATTGGATTCCCACCAACATCACAACTATGTTTATGTCTAAAATGTCGTTTATTTTTTTCCCCATTTACCAAAATAAGATCATGTCCTTTTCTACATTTTAATATTTTATTTTCATAATTATTTTTATTTTGTATAAATAAATCTATGTGTGTTTCATGATCATCTATAAAACAATATTCACTAATAAAGGATTTGTTACATAATTTAGACATATTTAACTTGTATATTATGTAATTTATTCTTTAAATAATTTACATAAATATTTTTTTCTACCTGTTGGAAAGGTAGATTTTTACATTTTTTATAAAATATGTTTTGGCTACATCTTTTTCAAAAAGGTGTAAAAAGATGTTAAAATTCAAATAACCAATTATCCATTAAGCCACCATTTGTCATCTTAATAGGTGATGGAACACCATTATTATTTAAAAAATGTAATTTATCATCATTAGATATATTATTAGATTGTAATAATTTAATATCATTTTCAATAACATTTATTTTTAATATTTTTTCTAACATTTCATTATTATCATTAAAATAAATGGGGTGCCAAATATATCTTTCATCACAACCGCTATTACAATAATTTTGTTTTATTAATTGTCTTAAAATATAAGCATAAGAAAACATAAAAAGTAGGTGCATTTAATATATTATTATAATATTTTTTAAGTTATATTAATATATTCTTTGATTAGAGAGAGGTAATCATATATCGCAGGATATGTCCGTAAAATATATTTTAAATAAGCTTAAATAGATAACAATAATTATAATTACTAAAATGACTGAACCATCAGCAGATTGTCTTGTTCTTAAGATTGAGGAATACGATATTGATAATAGAATTTTAGATATGACATTATTTGTTCTTTATGATAAGAAAGAGCATAAATATATTATTAGGGGTAAAAGAAATAGTGCTTCAATGGAGTCATGTACTTATTCATTTAGTTGTGAGTTTGCCGATGAGTTATTTGAATTTATCACTGTTGTAATTTGTAAAAAGAACCAATGGACATACGCACTTTATAATTATGATAATCTACCTGCAACATCAGATGAAATAACATACGATTTTTTGAAGAACCACGACTCAAAAGTATATGAATTGAGTGGATATGATCGTCAAAAATTCAAAAAGGCTGAACTAATGTCTTATTTAAGAATGTTGAGAAATGTGTTTAATTTTTATAATTAAATTAGGAATAGTATATTATAATTATGAACGATACAATCTCATTAATTTTAGCAACTAGTATTTTAGCAATCGGAGGTTTGGGATTTTTTATATATAAAAATAATTCAGAAGACCAGAAGGGTGGAAATAATAGTGATGAGGGATTTTTTGGATCAGGATTTTTTGGTAATAATGAGGATGAAGATGAGGTAGAAGAAGATCTTGACTTAGAAGATGATGAGGATTATGATGATTATAAACCAAAGTCAAAAAGGGGAGGAGCAAAGACAAAAAGAAATAAGAAGACTGGAGGAACAAAGAGACGATATTAAATCAACCTTTTCCACCTTTTAAAAAAGGTGGAGCCAAAATAATAAACATTTAGATAGCTATTTTTACATGAAAAATGAAATTTTGGCTCCACCTTTTTTTAAAAGGTGGAAAAGTAAATATAATAAATGATAGAATAATTTGATTTATCATATTTTATTTGAGATGTATATGTAATGTTATTAAAATTACATATTTGTCGTAATACAGTAATAAATGAGTTAAATGTTAATTTTTTTTCAAGATATTTGCGTTTAGAAATATGATAACATGGTTTACAAGTATCTAAAAATTTAGGGATTAAATCCTTATAAATACCCTTTCTAAAAGAATCAACATTGAATATATAATATTTATCAGTCTTAACACATAATTCATTTAGTATATTAAAAAGTAATTCATTTGGAACATTTCTTTTAAAAATTTGGGTAGACATATTATATCTATTTATTTAATTAACTAATTGTTAATTTTTAATTAGTTAATTTTTAATTTTTAATTAGTTAATTTTTAATTAGTTAATTTTTAATTACTTAATATATTTATCAAATTATTAGTAAATAAAGAGAGTTCAATTTCATCTTCATGAATATTGTGAAAAACCGAAATATATTTACATATAAAAGGTATAATTTTATATTTTTGCTCTTCATTTAATATCTCAGTATTTTTAACAAATATAAAATAATTGTCAAGAACATCCATAACAGAATAACCCTTATCATGGATTTCATAAATTAATACAATGGCCTCATTTAAATTCTTATCTAATACAAATTGCGTATATTTTTCAAAAGTAAAAAAACTAATATTAGAACATAATTTCACTGCTAAATCATAAGTAATTTTTTCATTTAATAATTTGAATTTTTCCATATAATTCACCATGATTTTAACAGTATTATTAGATATATTAATAATAAAATCTTGTGCTTCATCTTCCATAACAATATTTTCTGTATTTTTAATATTATTAATAATATTAATCAAGTTATTTTTTGTCAATTGTTTAATTTTAATAATTGTTAAACGAGATTGAAGACTTTCAATTACTTTCTGTATATTGCTACAAGATGAAATAAAATGAACATTATGCTTATATTTATCAATACAATTACGAAAAACTTGCTGACTTTGCTCATTAATAAGGTCTATATCATCTAATACAATTATTTTTTTTTTATTATTAATATTCGAACACGTTTGACAAAATGTTTTAACGTCTGTTCTATAATAATTGATACCTTGCTCTTTAAGACTATTAATATATAGGATATTTTCTCCATATTCTTTACCTGAATAACCAGTATAATATTCTCTAATAATTGAATTTAAGAGAGAAGTTTTACCTGAAGCCATATTTCCAATAAGAAGTATATTTAGGTTATCTATTAAAATCATAGTTTTAAGAACATTAATAATGTCATTATCCATATAAAAATCATTAAAATAAAGTGGTTGATATTTATGTACAAATAATTTGTCTTCAGAGTTAATATTCATTATTAAATATATACGTTAATAATTATTTAAGTATATCTTTTACTATAATATTAATGTCAGATAATTTTTACAATACTTTGGGTGTAAATGAAAAAGCTAGTGGGGATGAAATTAAAAAAGCTTATAGAACATTACAGATGAAATATCATCCAGATAAAAATCAAAGTAGTCAAGAATCAATAGTTATGACACAAAAAATAAATGAGGCTTATGAAACTTTAGGGGACCCACAAAAAAGAGAGGAATATGATTTTACAAAAAATAATCCAAATCCATTTATGAGAATGAATAGTACTGGAGGTAGTGGTGGAATGGAGGTTCCTATGGATGATATATTTAAAATGTTTTTTGGTTTTCCAGGTATGCCAGGTATGCCAGGTATGCCAGGTCCACCAGGAATGGGAGGACCAGGTGGGTTTCCCGGTATGCCAGGTGTAAGAATATTTCATGGTGGTCCAATGGGTTTTCAAGAAGCAATACAAAAACCGTCTCCTATTATAAAAACGCTGATTATTACTATGGAACAAGTATTAACTGGAGCTACTATTCCTCTAGATATTGAAAAATGGGTAATAGATAATGGATTAAAAGTTCATGAATTAGAGACAATTTATGTGACAGTTCCCGCGGGGATAGATGAAAATGAAATAATTATTCTTCGTGATAAAGGAAATATTTTGAATGAGCAAATAAAGGGAGATGTTAAGATTTTCATAAAAATAAATAATGATACAAACTTTAAACGTTCTGGGTTAGATTTAATAGTAGATAAAAATATAACATTGAAGGAATCCTTATGTGGTTTTTCATTTGAAATTAAATATATAAATGGTAAAAGCTACACATTGAATAATAATAAAGGTAATATTATTCCACCAGAATATAAAAAAGTGTATCCAGGAATGGGTTTGCCGCGTGGCGATCATAAAGGAAATATGATAATACATTTTCATGTTGATTTCCCTGAAAATCTTACATCAGAGCAAATAGAGAGATTATCTGAGGTTCTTTAATACTTTTAGAAAAAGTATAGCAAAATATATATACTTTTAGAAAAAGTATAGCAAAATATATATACTTTTAGAAAAAGTATAGCAAAATATATATACTTTTAGAAAAAGTATAGCAAAATATATATACTTTTAGAAAAAGTATAGCAAAATATATATACTTTTAGAAAAAGTATAGCAAAATATATATACTTTTAGAAAAAGTATAGCAAAATATATATACTTTTAGAAAAAGTATAGCAAAATATATATACTTTTAGAAAAAGTATAGCAAAATATATATACTTTAAAATAATAACTTAAAGGAAAAATAATAATAAATATTGGGGTGGTAAATGCCATCCACAAAACACCCGTAAGCTAGTGGTAAACTTCCTGTTTACCAAACAGGGTTCATGGGTTCGATTCCCATCGGGTGTAAAGTGGTTTGGTGGCCAAGTGGTAAGGCGCTAGTCTTGTAAACTAGAGATCAGGAGTTCGATTCTCCTTCAAACCTTATTTATAATTAAATATTTAGAATACTTAATTATAAAATAATATATTTAGAAAACTAATAAATAAAGTTTTGCTCTACTTTTTTTAAAAGTAGAATATATGGCAGGCCGTCCAAGAGTAGTTCGATGTAAGCAATCTTATATTAATAATATAGACAACCATACATTTTCTGGACCAATGAAAAGTGGAACAGCACCTAGTATTGGTGTTACCCACTATTATTGGTATAATTATGCTACACAATGTAATACCAATCCTAATCAAATTAAAAAGAGTTACGCAAACATGGTTTTCTTGAATGTTAACCCAGCACAAACTCCCGTAACCGCAGGGTTCAGACCAACAACAAACTACAATTATAGTTATAACGCACCTCTGGGTGTAGGATTTTATGATGCGAACGTAAAATATGATAATCATTATTATAGGCCATATAATCACCCAGTTGTTGTGACAAATCGATTATCGAGACCAGTGTCTAGACATATGACAGGATTTCCATCAAATGTTTAATTAATCTTTATACATTTATATCTTTATACATTTATATCTTTATAGCTTTTCTACTTTTGCTAAAAGTAGAAAAACAAATTAAATCAAAAATCAAATCAAAATAAATAATGAAATTTATCTAGGGTAATTTATAGCAGATGAATTAAATTTATTAGAAGGCGGGCATGGAACAAATCCATTAGGATTACTTGTATAATTGCTGTATTGTCCTAAAGAATTATAACAAGGAAAACATTTATTTCCACTACATACAGTTGCTAAACGATTTTTTGCGCGTCTATTAGCAATGGAACTTGCACCAACCCCACCTTGACCAGGCTTCCACTTATTATATATATAAGTAGAACTATTACATGTTGTATTACCTCCGGGCGCCATTTTAGTGCTGCGTCTGCCACCTACTCCGACATTTTTCTTATATAAAAATCCTGGGAAATTGGTAGAGCTACCATACCAGAATTGACCATTAGAAGGACCTGAACCAAAAGCTGACATCTTGTTATATTAATAAAATATAATAAAATGTTTATTTTTGAATATTTTACAAACATCTTCTTGTGTTTTATATTCAACTAAATAATATTGAACCGCTATTAATTTATAATCAATACTTTTATGTCTAGGCATATATATTATTATTTTTTTATATTTAAAATAATATATATTATATAATGGCAGGAAAAAAACGATCTGGATTAGCAAATGATAGACGAGCTTATGGATGTGGTAGATGTTACATTTCTACTCCTACGCCTACTTATGACTACACATTTACAGGAAATGGTGTATTAACTCAAGCAATCGTAGATGAAAATATTGGAACTGCGCAAAATATTTTTATAGTAGGTTATACAAGTATTGGTAATAGCGCATTTTTTAATAAATCTCAAATTAGATATGTAACAATTGGTAATTCGGTTACACTTATAGGTAGTTTTGCGTTCGCAGGTTGTGCCAGTTTAACATCTGTAACATTTACACCAACTTCAACACTTGCAACTATTAATGGTCAGGCATTCAATGGATGTACCGCATTGACATCTATAAAAATTCCCAATTCGGTTACAAGTATTAGTGGAAATGCCTTCATAAATTCTGGATTAACAACTGTAACTATAGCAAATGGTCAATTAGGTATAATATCACCAGATACAGGTGTTAACTTTTTTGGAGCAACTGTTACTACTCAATTACCTTAAACAATTACTAACAATTCTGGTGGCATAATTTACAACAACAGCGGGTGCTGGCACTATTACTGGTGTTGTCCCAACTAACACAAATTGCCCGCCGTAATATACTATAGAGTCATGTGGTAATATCTATAAAAACTGCATTTGAAATGTAAAAAGGTGTAAAAGGTTGAGCCAAAATTGTATTTTATTTTTGATATACTTTTCTAAAAGTTTATCAAAAGATTTGGCTCCACCTTTTCTAAAGGTTACAGATTTTGGCTCCACCTTTTCTAAAGGTTACAGATTTTGGCTCCACCTTTTCTAAAGGTTACAGATTTTGGCTCCACCTTTTCTAAAGGTTACAGATTTTGGCTCCACCTTTTCTAAAGGTTACAGATTTT